ACCACTTACAGTTGAAATATCTGTTATATTTGTGTTGATTAAAGTTCTATTATAATCACTTGAACCACTTAAAGTAGATATATCTGCTGTAATTCCTGTTGTTATTTCTGTCTTTGTATAATATAAATCATTATGATCGTGAGAAGCATCCCAAGCAACATTATCAGTTCCTTCTACACCAAATACTACTGCTGAATTACCATCACCAGTTACTCCTGTTAAATAAAAGTTGTCTGTTGTTACTCCTGTTAATAAAGTATCTACCTCTGTTTTTGTGTATGTTTCTCCTGTATTATAATATAAAGAACTATCAAAGGTGTCTCCTGTATAAATAAGATTATTTACCTCTGTTTGTGTGTATGTTTCTCCTGTATTATAATATAAAGAACTATCAAAAGTGTCTCCTGTATAAACAATGTTATTTACCTCTGTTTTTGTATATGTTTCTCCTGTTCCATAATATAAATCATTATGATTATGGGAAGCATCCCAATTTACATCTGTTGATCCTTCCATACCAAACACTACTGATGAATTACCATCTCCTGTTACTCCTGTAAGATAATAATTAGCCATTGTTCCACCTGTTTCATCAATAAATACTAAACTATCAATATAGTCATTTAATAATGTATTAAATAGTAATCCTGTTATATCACCTTCTCCATTGGTGGTTATATCTGTATCTGTTCTTAAAGTTAGTCCTGTTCTTGAATATTGGCTCATATTGTTTTATTAATTTATTAAAAAGTCTCCATTAAAATCATTATTAAAGTCAAATAGATGTATTTCAAACACAGTTTCCATCATTTCGATGTAATATTGTGTGTAATCTACAGTTGCGAAATAATCATTCAAATCTAATTCATTAAAGAAATTATTTTTCTCTAATTCAACGAAATAACTCTTATTATTTTTGTTCCCCATTATATATTAATTTCTCTGCTTTTTTTTTCTTCCTATATTTCTTTTGTGCTCTTTTAACAGCAGCCTTATGATTAACATAATTTATACTTCTCTGTTTATGCTCTTCATAATAAATACCACCCTTTTGTATATCTAATCTCAATTGCTCTAACCGTTCAGCCTTCCTTTTTATGCCTTCAGGGTCAGTTTTTTCAAACTCGGTTCTCTTATCTGCCGATTTTCTCAATATTTTCTGTCTATATTCTTTATATTCCTTATCCGTTGCTATTTTTACCTTTTCCTTTATCCATTTCAGTTTTTTTTGGTTTTGATACTCTGGTGTTCTCTTTCTTTTATCCCATTGTGTTAATGGATGTGGATATTTACCATTTATATCTTTTTTTCCTAACCAATAAACCTTATTCAATAATTCATCTATTATATAAGCCGTTTCGTGTTCTAATATTACCCTTTTAAAGTATATGTCGCTAAATCTACTATATTCATTATCATCATATATCTTTGATGGTATTACATATAAGAGATTATGTCTATTTTCTCTCAATTTAACAAATTCTCCATCTCTATAGCGTGTATTATTAACTTTTTTAGCCATTATGTTATTCTATTATATTCTTCCTCTATTGTCGCTTGAATTATTTTGTTTAAAGCAACACTTTCACCCATAAATTGCCTCTTTGGTATATTTATTTTGGTTGATAATGCCATTGCTTTCCATTTTGGAGAACCTGTTTTCTTATATTTCGCCCAAAAGAACTTTTTCATCTTTTCTGTTATTATTATTGTCCCACCATCATTTTGGATAGTTGAATAAGGCATATCACTAATAACCTCCACTAATCTAGTATCTATTTTCTTTATCCTTATAGAATTTCTTAATTTACCTGTTTCTATCATCGCTTTTGTCTTTCCATCAACTTTCTTCCAAGGTTTAAGATTTACATCAGTAAATCCTTGATTTCTAAAACTATCCTTGAAAAAATTAACTATCTCATTACCAATATCATACATAAGATCAATGCTAAAAAAATCTTCAGCCTCATCCATAAAATTATCAAACTGTGTAGTGTCTATTATTAATTTCATTTGAGGTATGTATGATTTTCGTTGAAGAATAAACCATTTACTCCTACATTTACCTCTACACCATATGTATTAGGTGATGGTATTTTTGGAATAGCCGAATTTACTCCTGTTTTAAGAACTTTATAACTACATCTACAGTTATATGAACGTCCTGGGAATTGTGATTGCCAAAATGGGTCAGAAACCTTTCTAATTACACCATTTAACTCCCTATGTTCTGGTCTAACCTTCTCATCTTCCGCAGTTATCCATTGTAAGTATCTGTCTGTGTTTCTAACAAGGGTATTCCATTGTCTTAACTGTTCTGCTCCTGTATTTACTGATAAGCCTTCATTTTTTAACCACTCTGTATGTTGTTTGAAATTTCCTTTACCTAATGTCTTAAATTCCTCAAATGTATTCGCTGTTGCCTTTGATTGCTCTAATTTCCTCTTTAAATCTTTCTCTTTTCCTAATGAAAAGTTCTTCAAATTCCTTGTTTGTTCTTTATTTAAAGTCATATTCGCCTCTGTTACTAAATAATTATTAACTACACTAGAATATTTGTTAGTAAGAGTTCCATTCTTCCAGAACTCGCTTAACCATCTTGCTTCGTTATCAAAAAAATACTTTTCTGCTTGTGATAAAGTCATCTTATTTCATTTTTTTAGTTATATCAGGCTTCTGCTCTGTTTTTTCCTGTATCTTCTCTGGAGAGCCTGTATTCTTTTCTTTAATACCTATTACTGGCACTCTATATCTTTCTTCTATGTATTTAGGGTCTAAATCATAGTTTTGTAGTAATATAGCATCTATATTTATCCTTTCAGTCATCATTAATTTCTCTGTATCAATGAATTTAAGACTTACATCGTCTGTAAATAAACCTAAATTCTTTAGTTTAGGTATTAATATATCATTACACCAAAATTCAAGGTTACGTAAGTCCATCTGCGCCTTATAATTAAACATTTTATTATGTAAAAAGGCTTGTGAATAGGAAGCACTATCTTCACTACTCATAGTTTGACCTAAAATCGCTTTATAAATTTCTTTATTAAGCATCTTAATCAAATTCTCATATACATTACTAGCATCTCCACCAGAAGTTGTTATAAACTCTATTTCATCATCCATATCTAACACAACAGAAGCGTTTGAAGCCATATTAACTAACATATCATATAACCTTTGCTTATCTCGTGTATTCTTCTTTGGAGTTTTAGCAACTCTTAAAGGCATACCATATAATTCACTAAATCTCGCCCAACTTTTCATTGCTTCTTTCTTATAAAGCACTATTGGTGTTAATTTCATTAATAAACCTAAATCTTCACTTGTTTTAGCGTATTCTAATAACCAAGGGTATAATTTCTTTGTTCGATATGGGATAGTATCCCCACCTAACGGATTGCTTTTCAACTCACCGAATTCGGGGATAACGTTTTCCCTATCTATCAATCTTATATTTGATATGTTATTTTCAACGGTTATTCCATCTATATGACAGAGCGTATGTCCGTAAAATATACTTTCTATGTTGTATTGTAGTAAATCATAAAACCACTTTGAGTGAAAAAGTTCATTAACCTTCGTATTTAAACTACCATCTTTGTTCTGTATCTGCCACTCGGTTGATAATATGCGTTCAGTCCTTTGTTGTATAGCACCTACTACACTTGTATCAATCACTATATCTCTATATATGTCTAATAAGTAAAATCTATTAGGATTTGTTGGGTTTTCCGCTTGATTTAACGCTTCTCTCCAAGTTTTTATGGTTTGTTTGGTCCTAAACCAATAATCACTCTCAATCTGCTTGAATAATTTTTGTGTTGAAGATGGTTGTTCCTTTAAAACAACTGTCGTTGCTGGAATTGGTTGAATTACCTTCTTATCTTGTTTATTTCTGTTAAAGGGATTTGTGAAAAATGCCATTTTAATTTATTATTTTTTTACTAATAATCATAATGATTAGAAATATCACTATTCCATCTTAAACTGCTTGAATTATCATAATTTAAGTTAGTTTCGGGTATATCTATCGTTAATTTACCATCCCTTATGTCTTTCATTATATTTAGAGTTCTTTCGTATTTCGTTTCTCTTACCTCTGGTATTACATCTGTTGCTAATCTCACTAATAACTCATATATGATAATATCACATAAGATATTAACTATCAGCCTATTCCTATCTACTCCTGTTTGACCTAATATTGAATTAGTGTCGTATTTGTTTGATAAATAAGATTTTAACAATTCAATAGCATCTTTTTCTACTATAATTAATATCGGATCGTTTGCTTTTATTATATTAGTAATCTGTAATGTATCACTTAACACACTACTCTTAATCTTTGATGTCAAATCTTCTATTAATATAAATTCCATATTTCTTGTTTAATTTTTAACTATATATAAAAAATTACTTATGTTTTTTAGAGTATCACCAACTCCAGTCGTCATTATTTAACTGTATAAT